TAATGTCTGAAACAGAATTTGATGAAAGAGTTGAGAAGCTTGTATATGGACATAAGCTAAAAAGCGAATCAAATCCACAGGTTCTTTATGAAAACGAATTGAATGAGTCTAACAATAATGCAATTGAAATGATTAACGAAATTGACGAACTGATTAACGGTGATCTTAATGATGTTGGCGAATTCGCCAAAAATATAAAGTTGCCAGATGGTAAATAACTAAGTGTTATAATAAATGATAAATAAATACAACAAATGATTTAGTGATAGTATTTATATACAAATTAAATATCCAATTATGAACAATATCAATATCGGAATTGCTAATTTAGTAATATCAAATAAGATTATCGAAAACAGCTTGAATGAGGGCGTTGGCATGGTCTCCGAGATTTTTGAAATATTAAACGGCTCGGAACTGTTACAGCTTGAATTTAATGTATTTGACAATATTGAAAATAAGACAATATCAGAAGATATTAAGGCAATGAGATATGTTGACAACAATGTTAAATTGTTTGAAACCTATACGATGCGAGAGTTGGATGCGGAACATGCTAAACTGAAAAGATTCATAAAAAAAGAAGATGTTAAAAAAATTGATAAATATAGATTGAAATTATACGAATCAATTGGAAACCTAGTTCAAGAATCATTGAAAATTAGTACTGATGTGGACGTAAACATAATTCACGAATCTTTGGATTTCGTTATTGATCATATAAAGAAAGGTAAGATCAGCGAAAGCAAAGCTGTGGAAGAATTGTATGACGACGAAGTTATTGAAATAGCTATGAATAGATTTAATGAAACATATTCCGAGCTAAACGAATCTGAAACCGAATTTTTAAGAAAAGTTATCAACTGTACAGACAAAGAAGAAATGTTTAATGAATTAATATCTGAAAATATCTTACTATTGAAAAACATCAATGACGGAAAAATTGAAGGCAAAATAACTAAAACCATTGATCGCATAAATGAAATGAAATACTCGGAACAAACGTTCGACGACGATATTCTAAAGCTATACGATTTAAAAATGGGAATACTTTAAAAAAAAGCCTCTGAATTTCAGAGGCTTTTTTTATGCTAAATGTGTACTATGATCGTCCAAGGCTAGCTCGTCCATTTTCAGAATGTTTGCTGCATAGAACGACTTATTCAACGTATCAAAAATACCATATACATATTTTACACCTGTAGATATATCCGCCTCACTTATGCCATTCATCCTAGCTCTTTCGATTGTGGCGGCATAGTTTTTTGCATAATGTGATCCATGATAATAACAGAAGATACTACTAGATGCAAGTCCATTACACTGTCTCTCAATCGATTCAATTAGTGAACAGTGAGCTTTTATCATTATTTCTGGATTATCAAATACGTTTTGCATGAATATAGGCAAATTGGTGTCGGATTTCATGATATTTCTTTCGTACTTAATTTCAGAATTACTCTTAAATGGACTTAAAAGCATAGCTGTATCATTAGTACTCATGCCTTTAAGTAAGCTATTCTTTTCGGTTGATGTAAATTCAGATGATTTTAATATAGCACGTATAGCTGTTTCAGTTATAAATTGTGACATGCCCATAGCTGCAACCGTTCTGTCTTTATTATACGAATAGTTTGCAGTTCTATATCCAGATTCTTTATATTCCTCAGCCGCTATAATGTTTGCATTCAAATTATATTTAGCTGAATAGTAATTAATCATCGAGATAATTGCCTCAGCATAATTGCTATTTGTCATTACAACATTAGGAGTTTCTGAAAGTACATTACCATTTGCGTCCATTGTTCGGTGTGTGTATGACGGCGTTGCTACCCATGTTCTCTGTATACCATTATAATAAGCGGTTTTTGAGAATAATTCATTGTGATGATAACTTGCACACACTGATTTAATAAAGTCTTCACCTTTGCTTGTCAATTTAACAAATGCCCCACCGATCTTATGTTCATACATTGATTTAACCCTACCCATATCTCCGATTGGAGTCTTTATCTCTGCCACTGTGTTATCGTCATTATTTGACACATGCGAACTACTTCCGCCGTATCCGAATGCTACTGATGACTCGATTACTCTTGGTATAGGATATTTCAATATCTTTGTACCATTGAAAGAGGTTGTCATATGGTTTTCACTGATGTTATGCTCAACGCCCAATATCAAATACACGCCATTATACATGGGAACGTTTTCCAATTGAAAATACTGTGTCGGTTGAATCATTGCATTTCCAAGTCCTGTTACTGTAGCCTTATATGCTCTATTCTCATAAAGATTGAAAAGATTCTGACCTTTTGGCGTCGGTGCTTGTTTAGAATTGTCTCCAGCTAATCTTGATAAAATTTGCAATGATTCATTTGTTTCAGGGAATTCTTTGCTATCAATTTTAATGTCTTTAAACATGCTTTGATTCTGCGCACCGAATTTAATCTTGAACGCATTCACATTGCTCCAGTCTACATTTTTATTGTTCATTTGATTCAGGTTTTCGCCAGCACTCTCAAAAATAAATGCTTTGTCGTTAAAGACCTGTGATTCCTTGTCCAAGTTTTCAATACCGTCATTAAAGTAATTGTTGTTACTATTTGACAGATAATTTGACGAACCGCCGACATACATGCAGACATACATTGGACTGGTATTTATAATTGTACCTGTGTTAATTCTAAAACAGTCTTTCCAATTCTCAGAGCCTTTTACGGTCATAAAATTCTGAATTGGAAAGAATTCGAATCCGTTGACAGATAATAGTGTACTTAGAACTGTGAATATACTTGTTTCATCACTCTCAAACAAATTAACAAGCATTTCAGGATTTATCATTGTGTCGCCAATAGGATTCATGCTACGATCAACAAACGCAAACATATCAATAAGCCTATTTCCACTTAAATTAAATGGATAACCTATAATTGTTGGGCTTGTTCCTGAAATCCATTTATCATTTATATTTTTAAATGAATAATACATTTGATTTATAACATCCTTATCCTGTGACATGCTTTTAAAGGCATTATCATCGTCAACAATTGCTTTCTTTCTAAATCTCAATTCACTGCCAAGTTTTTTAAAGAAGGTTGTGAAGAAGTCGCCGACAGCTTTGTTTGAGGCTGGTGATGTTACAATAGTAGCTAATGATGTATACTTGTCATTATCTGGAGTCATTTTAAATGTAATCTCGTTATAATTTATCAGATAAATCCTATTCATCATCAATTTATCAATACCTGCGCTAGTAATAGCTTCTTCGTAATATTTAGTACGATTAAGTACGTCTCTATTTAAAGCAACTGTATACATATTAGCCATCGCAAGTCTTAGCTGTGGAAAACGGCTAGCCATAAAATCGTTATATTGCGCAATAAATGCGGCTTTATCATTCTTGCTCAAATATTTGTTACAGTCATGCATATCAGCAAATAAATGCACATTAGCTATATTACTAAATAATTCTTTCATTGCATCAACTTTAAATGACGATGATGATACCCTCAATATTGCTCCAATGTATGCTGGCATAAATTCTGGCATTTCCACAATAGATGCAAATGAAAATGTTGACTCATTAAGATAATTTGGTGCTTTGTTAAACATTGAGCATGTATTTCCAAAGCTGGACAAATAAAATAAAGATAACATTTCTGGATCATTCAATGTTGTCATGCCATAAGTGTCAAATAACGTTTTAGCATGTGCGCCCAAAAATGTTGACCATATGTCTATAAAGTCGCCTGCATTTTTCAACTCAAAGGCAGTAACCTTGTCTACCAATGAGTCGTATAGAATATTTCCACTGTTAAACAATTGATCAATTGTGTGCGATGTTGCGTCACCATGTCCACACAAGAATTTTGTAGCGGTGAAAGGCATGTCAGGCGTATTATTAGTGTCTTTAATAACTAAAACATTTTCCTTTGAGTAAAAGTATTTCTTTCCATAATAGTCTGTATCAATGAATGCCCATACTGGCGGTCTCATTTTCTTTATGGCAGCATTTAATGGATCGCTTTCGTCTGTTACGTCAGATTTTGGCGTTATGTCTAGCTTATTATTAATCTCAAACCCGACGTAGTTATCATTTTCGCGTGACGTATAAAAATCAACGCCATTTAAATTGGCTGATGCGTCCTCGAAATTATATAGTGATGATAATTCATTTTTTGCATATGTTAGAAAAGAACTGATATCCGAAGCGTATTTATCTGATTGAGTGATCATCATATCAACAACAACAGAATCCTGAATTGAATTTGCTAAATTAATAGCCTCAGAATTACTATACATTTGCGTATATAATTCGTTGTTAAGAACAGCATTGCGTACAGTATTAGTCAATACGTTATATCTTTCAATTAGTTTACCATATGTATAGCCAGCATCCCTAGGATTATCATATGGTGTCATACTGCCAGTTGAATGACTGGTGGCAAACACTGAATCGGCTGGCGTGAATGGAATCCAAACATTGTCGCCGTTTGTATTTGCATTATCTTTACTGTGTAATTTTTTTAGCTCTTTCTTATATTTTAAGTAAGTTGCAATATAATCGTCAATAAAGTCTAATTCTGGAAATTTAATACCCATTCTCTCACGCAGGTCTATAGGCGACTCTCTTTTATTGTTTTCGATAATCAATGGAAACGAATAGATTACATCTGTATTCTGCTGCTCTCCATTAGTATACGCCTTATCAGCTACAAATAAACCCTTATCAATAGTATGTTCATTCTGTGCCTTATTTGCGGTATATCTTAGAGCATCGAAAAATGTGTCAACATCATCTAACAATATTTCGAATATATTATATATGGTAGGGTTCATACCCAGAATGTCATATACCATTTTATTTATATTCGTAGTTAAGTCATCGCTAGCTTTATTTTTTGAATTTGTGGACTTAGCACTTTGGCTACGCAATAAGTTATACATATCAGTAATATCAATACAAACATATTCAACGATTCTATTGCCGTTTCTGCTCATATTGTTAATTATTTTAGGCGATTTTATAGTACCTGTAAAAGATAGAGCATCGCCAGAGAATAAAAGATCAAACCTTTTAATAACTTCTGTAGTATAATTCTTCAAAGCATTTATCAACATATTGGTAGTGCTGTCAGTTACAGTTGTAAAAACTTGCGTTGGGGTAATAGTTGTAGTTCCAGCCAAAACACCTGTTTCAAATCCTATTAATAAGGCTGGCTTTGGTGAATTCTTAGTGACATAATTATAGTCCTTATATTTGCTTCTATAGCTGTTAAAGGATGGAATTAGTACCAATTGCTCATTATCTGTCTTAGCGGCATCGGTTGTCAGTGTATATATCTCAGGACTACCTACTCTTAAGTATTCGTCTTCTTTGAATGACGAAAGGAATGTAAAGGCTTCTGAATTATTTTCAATACCTGTAATTGACTTTGTTAATACGCCACTGTTAACATCATTTTTTATTTTGTTTGGTAAAACCGAATACAAATTCTTAATCTTTTCGATAAGATCAAGCGTATTAGTAGGTCTAACACCAACATTGGTGCTAAGCGTTTCGCCTTTACCTATAAATGCTGTATGAGCCGAATATTGAAGCAAGACATCGCTTAATGGTGCATAAGTCATAGCTACAAAGTCTGCATCAATAACAAAGTTGCCAGTTTCTGACTGAAACTCACTAGTATATTTAACTAAATGTAATTTATATGTAAGAGCCTTTCCATAAAATCCTTTTATGGTCAGCTCAAATGTTGGAGGCGGAAAGTCAAATAATATTCTATATGGTGATTCGGCATTATTAAAGAATGATAATCCTCGAATGTCAGCAAATTTGATATTCACCTGCGGTATGAAGGACGAATTAATAACAGTTTTTATAGACGTAATACCAAATGCTTCCTGAGTATTCGGTGTACTTCCGTCATACCAATTTGTGGTAAAGTCAAGGTTCTTATTTCCACCTAGAAAATTGGTTTCAAAATCTGATCCACTTTCTGTCTTCACTTTGGCAGAGTTGCCATTAATAGTTATAACAGTTCTATCCTTTGCAGTGGCTGTTAATTTGGCGAAAATATGCATGTCTTGATACTGTGGAGCACCATTAATAACATTCTCATTATTTATTTCATTAGGATCGATTAAATTGACAGCCATTGTATAAGTTTAAAATAAATAGTTAATAAACAAAAATACTACTTTATATTTAATCTCAACTATTTATATAGAAAATAACACATTAGATGAGCAATATATTAAAAAAAGGCGAGTGTGGATTCGGGATATTGATTGAATCTGATTCAGGCTACATATCAGCAGAACTAAATCAAGAACTCATTACGGAAAGTTTTCAGTTTAAAGAAAATGAACCAGTGATGATTACGTGTATTTTGCAGAAATGGGGTGTAAAAAATAAGAACGGTAGAATATATTCCAAGGAAGTGTTATTGCCGCAAATTTTGGAATACCAAAAGCTGGTAGATAACAATCAGGCTATGGGCGAAACAGACCATCCAGATAGTTCTGTTATATCATTACAAAACATATCACATATGATCACAAAGATGTGGTGGGGCACTGATGATAACGAAAATACTTTATATGGTAAGCTAAAATTGATCGTCAGCCCAGGTTTCATAAGAAGTGGCGTTGTATCTGTTATAGGCGATAAGATACTTTTATACATTATGAATAAGATCAAATTAGGGATTTCTTCTAGAGGCGTTGGAACATTAAAAGAGATCAGAGGCGAGAATTATGTGCAAGACGATTTCGAGCTAATTAGCTTTGACTTAGTTAGTTCACCTAGTACGCCTGGGGCCTTTTTGTTTCCAGATAACGGTGAAAAACCAATTGTTGCAACTAAAAAGCTGAGTGAGAGCGAGGATAAGATGTTAAATGCACTCGATAAATTTTTACTATAAATAAATTATTTTATTAAAAATATATACTTTTTTACAAATGAAATGTATTTATTAGTAAAATATTAAATTAATTACGATTATTAATATGGAAAAGAATAAATTAAAAGAAGCCTTAATAGAGTACAACCAATTGAAAGAAGCTGCTACGGCAAGAGCTAAAAATTTGTTGGCTGAAGAATACCCTGCTAAGATCAGCGAATTGATCAAGGAAGAATTTAAGAAAAATAAAAAATCAACAGAAGAATCCGACAAGGATGATGTTGACAAAAATAAAGAGTCCGAAGAATCGGACGATAAAAAAAACAAAGATTCTGTTATGAAAACCAAAGAGACCGAGAAAAAAGTTAAAGGTAAAGACATCCCAGCAAAGGATGTAATCAAAGAAGAATTTGATCAAACAGAAGGTGACGCAAATGCTGGTGGCATGTCTCTGACAATGGAAGACATTGAAAGGGAATTATCAGAATTTGATAACATGAGCGACACAGGCGAAGAAGCTCCAGATGGCGGAATTGAAGGCAATGAACCAGAAGGTGAAGAAGCAGGTGAAAAAGCCGCAGGCGAAGAAGTTGGCGACGACGAAAGTGTTGGAAACGAATTAATCGAATTAAGAAATAAATTGGATAGCATTATAGCTGCAATGGGTCTTGAAGGTACTGAACCAGAAACTGATGTCACAGGTGACACAGAAGCAGGTGCAGAAACATCATTTGACGATTCAACAGAAGCAGGTGCGGAAGAAGGTCTTGATTCTGTATATGAAATCGAACTTCCATCTGACGACGAAATCGACAGTGCATTACAGGAAGAAGAATTTTCAAATGAACCCGAAGTTGATGAATCTCATGGTTTGTCTTATACTGCTAGACGTAACAACACTGGCAGACATACCCCAAACAATGAATATCTTAGCGCAGGCGAAAAGGATCAGTCTCCAGCCTTTATGCAAGAGTCTAAAAAGAAAGTAGCTGGACTTATCAACGAAAACAAAGCAGTAACCAAGAAATTGAATGCTACTATTAAGTTGAACGAAGAAGCTACGGCAATTATCGACAAATACAAAACTGCCTTGGGAAAATACAGAACTCAGTTAAAAGAAATGGCTGTATTTAATACCAACCTTGCACATGTTAACAATATCTTGATAAATGAAGAATTAGCATTGACTCAACAAGAAAAATTAAAAGTTATTAATGAATTCAAAAACATTAATGATATCACCGAATCACAGAATAAGTACAAATCCGTTATTTCAGAAATGAAAAAAGGAAAGAAACCTATCACTGAAAGTCTTGAAGCGAAAGTATCAGCCTCTATACAGCCGTCTTCAAAACAAAAATTAGATGAAGTGAGCGAAAAAACTACTTACATCAATAACGAGCACATGAGAAGAATGCAGAAGGTTATTGACTACGTTGAAAAAAGATAATTTAGGCAAACATAAGAAATAAAGAATAAAAATTAAAAAAACTATGGGATTTTTAACAGAAAGTAACGAAGTAGGAAACATTGGTCTTAAACAACTTCGTGAACAAAGAGAAATAACTACAAACCGTTGGGAAAAAATCGGTTTGCTTAAAGGTCTTGACGGACATGTAAAAGAAAACTGCGCACAGCTTTTCGAAAACCAGTTATCTTATATGATCAATGAATCAACCGATTCAGCATCATCAGGTCAGTTTGAGACTGTTGCGTTCCCTGTAATTCGTAGGGTATTCGCAAAATTGCTTGCCAACGATATCGTTAGTGTTCAGGCGTTGAATTTACCTATCGGTAAATTGTATTACATCAACCCTAAAACTAGTACTGCTCCTCATACGGCCCCTCGTGGTGCTTATGGAAATGCTGCTGACAATCAACCAGATGCTGGTACTCAGTACGAATCACGTTCATTGTATGATGCATTCTATGCTCAGAGCTACAACGACGAAGGAACTTCATTGTTCGACAACTCTAAAGGGGAAATTACCACTAACACAGGTACAACTGTTTCAACATATGTTGTTGGTGACAAGTATGTAAGTGTAAAATTCAGTGGTTTCACTGCAACAGAACAAGGTAAATTGATCGGGCCTAAGGGTGCTGCTCAGGATACTGAATCATTCCTTGCAGGTTTGAAAATCACTTCCAACACAGCCTTCAATGCACCAGCTGCTTTTGCAACTGAAAGCATTCTTGCTGGAGCAACTCTTCCTTTCAATGTTAAGGTTCAGAAATACGGACAAGCAATTGTCAATACAGCTGGCGTTATTGAATTGATCGTTGACCTAACATACCCAGGCGCAGATGGTTACCAACCATTATCAGCTGCAACTTCTGGCGTAACTTTCAACTATACTTACAGAACATACAGCGATCTTGAAGAAGATTCTCACATGGCTGAGGTAACTTTCGTTCTTGATCAGGTAACTGTTTCTGTTGAAACTCGTAAAATGAGATCACAGTGGACTCCAGAACTTGCACAGGACGTTAGCGCATTCCACAACATCGATGCAGAAGCTGAATTGACTGCTTTATTGTCAGAACAAATGGCAGCTGAAATCGACAGAGAAATCTTACGTGACTTACGTAGAGGTGCAGCTTGGACAGCACGTTGGGACTATAACGGTCTTAGACGTCAGACTACTGCCTACATGGGTACACAGAAAGACTGGAATCAGACCTTGTTAACCAAGATCAACCAGATCAGTGCTCAGATTCACAAATCTACCCTTCGTGGTGGCGCATCTTGGATCGTTGTTTCTCCAGAAGTTAGTGCCGTAATGGATGACTTAGAGTATTTCCACGTGTCTAATGCAGACCCAGAACAGGATAAATATAACATGGGTATCGAAAAAGTAGGTACATTATCAGCACGTTACCTTGTGTATCGTGACCCATATGCACCAGCAAACACGATCCTTATCGGTCACAAAGGAACAAGTATCCTAGAAACCGGTTACATTTATGCTCCCTACGTTCCCATGCAGTTAACACCTGTAATGTATAACCCTTTTGATTTCACACCAATACGTGGTATCATCACTCGTTATGCTAAGAAAATGGTTCTTAACCGTTACTTCGGTAGAATCTTCTGCGATGGTCTACAGACATTCGGAATCGGCGATTTAAACTAGTCGTAAATATATTTAAAAAAGGACTTGCATTTGTGAGTCCTTTTTTTTATCTTTGCATCGCATTAGTAAATAAGATGCGTGAAAAATATGAAAGAATTAATTAAATTAATAATCGAAAATCTGGATGACAGCTTATTAAAGCCTAAATACAGAAAAATGCCATTCAGAAACAAATATACAGGTCACTGTTATGTTGCAACTGAAACGTTATATCATTTATTAGATGATGACGAAAAGGAAATTTATTGTCCATCAATATTAAAAATAAATAACGATACTCACTGGTTTTTAAAAAATAAACTTGATGGCACAATCATAGATATTACAAAAAATCAATATGATTTTGATATCAATTATAATGAGTCAAGATATTCAGCATTTTTAACAAAAGCACCCTCAAAAAGATCACAAACGCTAATACATAGAATATATGAGGAATCTGGTTTATAATAAAACTATAATCCTATTTCTAAGCATCGATGATATGATCACGATGAACAGAGGGGATTTAAAAAAAATTAAAGAAAATTATTTAACATCTTATGAAAACTGTATAATTTATAATTATCATGATTTAAAACATCATAAAAACATCATAAAAGATAAGATAAATAAGTTGAATTTTAGAGATCAAATAAGAATTAATGCTAGAGAATGTAAAATACGACACATTGAAAATACTGTAAAAAATGATTTTTTAAATGTAAATCACATACAAGGAACTGATAAGTCTCAAATTTTTTACGGTGCTTATAAAAATGAGGAGCTGATTGCTGTCATGACTTTCGATAATAAATCAAAAATGAACGGCAAACAAAATGATAATGAATTTGATTTGTCAAGATTTTCGATAAGTTTAGGACATATTGTCGTTGGAGTTTTTTCTAAGATTTTAAAACAATTCATAAACGATTATAAGCCATTAAAAATAACATCATACGCCGATCTAAATTATACAAATAAAGATAAAAATATATATGATTCAAATAATTTTTATCTGAATAAAGTTATTCAACCAGATTACAAGATTTTATTAAAAAGTTCAAATATTTTATATCATAAATTTACTTACGGCACTAAATTTTTTAGAAACAATGAAATTAGCGACATACAAAAAAGTATGATAAGGGATGATTCTAAAAGGGTGTGGAACTGTGGTAAATTACGATACGTTATCAGATTGAATGAGAATAATATGGTTATTTTTGGTTATATATATAAAATAACTAATGCATTAAACGGTAAAATCTATATAGGTCAAACAACTCGAACACTTAATAAAAGAATATGGGAGTATAAAAGTGCATATAATAAAGGTGCATTTTATAATCAATATTTATTAAACTCATTTAATAAATATGGCTGGGATGCATTTGAATTCACCATGATTGATAGTGCCACAAATATAACCGAACTAAATGAAAAAGAAATCTATTACATTTCGAAATATAAATCAAATGATCGAAAATTTGGATATAACATAGAATCTGGCGGATGTAATTCAATTCCATCTACAGAAACTCTTGAGAAAATGTCAAGATCACATTTAGGAATTAAGCAAAGCACTGAATGGATAAATAAGCGAATATCTCTTGCTGGGTCTGATAACGCAAAAAAATACGGCAAAGCAAAGACAGATGATGAAAAAACAGAATTGAGCATAAATTCTCCAAAATTCTGGCTCGGTAAAGAAAGAGATCAGACCACAAAGGATAAAATAAGTCAAACTAAATTAAAAAATGGTATATCTGATAAACAGAAGGAAGTATTATGTAAAACAGTTTACAAAAGAAATCTAAATAACATCATAATAAATACATATGAGTCCACATTAATAGCTTCTAAGTCTGAGGGTGTTAATCAGTCTACAATATCAAGATGGTGTAAAGATAATAAAACAATGAATGGCTTTAAATGGTCATATTGATCACCATTTAAAGCCATTTACTAATCTATTTCGCCTATAGTATTTTCGGCATCGTCAACCACTTCAATCAGTTTTATGCTTTCGAACTGATTAGCGATATAATTTATATTGTCAACGACTGCCGCCATCTTTATATGGACGTTATACAGAATTTCTGAGATTATCTCAAATGTCTCATTTGAATACTTAACCTCATTTCTGGTTATCGGAATCCATAGAAGATTCTTTTCTTTGTATTCGCCAGTAAAGATAAGAGTATTTGTAAGCCCATCATAAGTTACGGCTATGCGCAAGTTAGGCTTGTTTTCGATTTTTACATACCATTTCATATTTTAATCCTCCATTTTTTCATCAGTCCATTCATGGTCAAATATTAACTCATGCTTAGCTCTAGTAATCGCAACATATTCCAAATTCTTTTCTTGTGCCATCTGCCAGCCTCTCGAACAAGGCAGCGGCATTAAATCTGGACGAGCAATAAAAACACGATTAGCTTCGCTACCCTTTGCTTTATGTATGGTAGACAATATAATGCCGTCACCATTATCATCACTAAAGATCATAGATATTTTTGCCTTTAGATCGAGAACATCTTGTGACAATCTCCCCAGAAATGATAAAGTTAAAACCTTGTCTTCCAAAGCAACATAGCCACTATGTTTTTCAGGGTTTAGCATTTGCGTTGCTGCTAAGTCCTTCTTCATCATAAATAGTTTTGTCTCCCAATAGTAAATCATTTTATCGATAGTCTTATGATCCTTGATCATTTCAATTAAGCCTAATCCGATATCTGTACCTTTAATAACAGCTTTCTTATGTTGAACAAGTAGTTCAAAGAACAGTCTAATCAAAGGTGCTGTTGTTCTACATAAAACAAAGTCACCGCTTTCAGCTTCTTTTAAAATTGAACCCTCTCTCACTACGCCGTCAGGAGCATTCTCCAATGCTTTTATATCTGGAACAATCTCATTGGCTTTAAGTATGACATTTTTTGCACATCTGAAAGAATATGATAGTTTTAATGTTTCAGTATTCTTATAATCCCGAAACCATTGGAATGACTTATCATCGGAATAGTTAAACCCGTAAATGCCTTGAAAATAATCACCAACTGCAATAAGCCTTCCAACTGTCTTACCAGTCACCTTATCTTTTTTCAAAATCTTTTCAATAATGCGAATCTGGCATCTGTTTACGTCTTGAACCTCGTCAACAAAAACAACGTCCTGTGGAAACATCCATATTGAGTTATCGACAGCAGGTAAGTATACCATGTCGGTATAGTCAAATGTCGTGCGATCATTGGTGGCAGTATCCAAAACTTTGAGTGCCCTTTTTATGTCCTCTGGTTTATTCAGACCGATATCATATCTGTCCGATATATATGGAACATATTCAGGCTTTAGCGTTAAAGTTAAACGACAAGCGTCCACTAAGCGTTTTATTTGTCCGAAATATACGTATTTATCGGACTCGTTCTTTATGTTGTCCGAATAAGACCATGATTTTGCTTTTTTCTGAATTATCTTATCGATTTTCAATTCGTCAAATTTGATCTTACCCTTATATTTGCGCATAATTGCTGAATAGCCTAATCCATAGGTTGTATAGCATTTCACATGCTCTGGAAGCTTTAAAGAAAGTTCTTCTTTAATATGTTTATTAAATGCTAAAAATGTTATAGCTAATGATGAAGGTAATAATTTAACTGCCTCGACAATTGTGGTGGTTTTACCTGCGCCAGCAAATGCTTCAATTAGAATATTCTCTGATCTATCTTTAACAAATTTAAAAATTGTTTTCTGTTCTGCTGTGGGTATCATTTTCATTAAAAAACCCCGTCCTTTCTTACCCAAGATGAAAGGTTTGTAACTTCGTCTACTTTATACTCGTAAACTTCCTTTTCGTCGATCACATATACGAGCAAACCATCATCAAGTAAAAAAAGCTTATCGTCATATTGAAATTTATCCTTGTTTAATAAATCGTCAATCGTATCAACCTTGAAATTGTAAAACAAGTCAAATGCTCTGCTTATTTCAGCATTTGTTTTCATTTGACCTAGTATTAATTCGCCAACTTCTGCTGATATATCGCTAATAAATGCATAATTATCTTCAAGCAACTGTTGTAAAACTGGATTTACACTATAATTCTTACTAGCGATCATTCCATTCAAAATATACCTCACAATCTCAAAAGCGAAGAATTTATCCTCTGGCTTCATCACATAGTCTACAGGTAAATCTATGTACGGCATACCAGTTTCATCATTCAATTTAATGTCGTATTCAATCTTTATCATATTCCAATTTTTTAGTATTTATATTTAGGTACAAAAATACTAAATTATGGCGATAATAACAAGCACAAATAAAAATAAATTATTTCTTCATGTTAAGCATGAAATGGGTTATCCATTAAGACCTTTTGAAATCAAAGATGATATGATGATGTCATACCTTGAAATGGTTATAGAGGACTATTCATCGTTTGTCAACGCATGGTTGATACATCAGAACTGGATTAACTTAGAGGGCATGGATAAGACTGGCGGTGACTTTCTTTCGGCTTTTACAACCAAGTCTAACAACTACATGAAGTCATTCACCTATGCTTATTCAAAACAAGTTGGGTTGGGTACAAATGCACCAGCTGGAGCAGGCTGGGAACTTAAACGTGACTTCATTCTAACTACCGAAAATACACAACATTATTTAATACCTGCTGGCAGAGAAGTTAATGAAGTTTTGTGGGAAACTCCTCCAGAAGTAGACGCTGGACTCATTGATCCTATGGCACTTAACACGTTTACGCCAGGCATGGCAGGGTGGTCATATCTTGGTCGTCCGTCTATGTATGTGCAGCCAACATATTCTGCAATATTATCAGCACAGGACAGAAGTATGAAACAAAGGGTACTTCAATCGATTTTGACTTATCGCATAACTGGCTTAGAGACAGGCGAAAAGATGCTTCATTTATACCCAATTCCTGGGGGTCGCCATGAAATTGCCTATGGTTGGGGTAAACATTATGCTGGTAGAAAGGTTTGGTATTGGTATTACGATACAATGTTCTCGTCTTCAAAAGACGTTAAGAAATGCTTAAAAAAGAATTCGGATATCGTTAGATTACCATCAGATGCGCCGACAGAAGTTTTACAATGGGATAATCTTAATGATGTTGCAAAGCAGCAAATAAGAAATCTCTTAATTGCAAAGGTGAAAATGGTTGTCGGCGGTATTAGAGGTTTCTTTACTGGTGAACTAGGCGTGGCTGAAAAGGCACTTGTTATGGACTATCGTCATTTACTTGATGAAGGCATAAAATTAAAAGAAGACACTGAAAAAGTCATTATCGACGCATTGGAAAAAATGTCTCAGGCTAATTTAACATTGGAAAGAGCAACAATTGCAGAGAATATTAACAAGGAAAGAGGTTTTCAACCTATTATGTTCCCAATAATCGCTATTTAATATGAAAAAGAAAGCAAATAGAATTAATTTGGAAGACGAGAGATACGGATTGTTCATGACGGACAGTTCGTTTGATCTTGACATATTTTATGGTAGACAATATCTGAAAACCGATAACGTTCAATTTGTAACATTCCATAAAATTAATATCATTGAAACAAAAACCCATAGTTTATACGGTCAAGCAAAAAGCATTGATAAGAAATTTTTTCCACCGATCAGACTAAATGTTATGGTTGGCGTTGAAGATGGAACACAGGTAAATTATGGTGATGGTTCAGGCGGAATTGCTCGTGATGATTCAGGTATTTTAAGCTTCGGAGTGTATCTTCAAGAACTTGAAGAAAAGAACGCCGATATAGCTAGAGGCGACATCATTGAATATAACTTTAGTGGCGAAAAGAGCCGATTCTACGAGGTTGAAAACGCAAATAATGTAACTGACACAACCAAGAAAAGTATAGGCGGATTCAAACCCTACTTCAAAACTGTGAAGTGTGTACCTGTCAAGGGTGATGTAATAAACATTGAGTAATTACCGCTATAGCACCTATATCGACTGATCGCCATAGGTGGATGGCTGTAAAATACTAATCTTTACCGCTATAGCAGCAAAAAATGTCCAGCAAATAATCGTATTCACTGGACATTTTTGTCTAATTTCCTTTTTATCTTTTCGAGTTCGGATGTAATCAGTTTTCGTTGGTCTTCGGACTGGATTCCCAGCGTATCGCCGTAGTCTATGAATATATCGAAAGCAAATTTAATGAAATCCTTTTCTTTGCTGGATAGTATTAAGAATCTTTTCGATAATACAAATAATATTAATACTAGGAATAATATTATTATCGCTAATATTAATATTATAATGTTTATCATTCTTTTACCTCAACTAAATCTTTGGGATACACTGATATGTAATATCCATTTTCAGTTATAATTATGTTCTTCTCTCTGAGAAATATCTCAACATTCTTGCCTTTAAGTTCATTAATAAAACTATCCATAGCTTGAATTAAAGTATCATCGCTATATTTGGTTGCTAGGAATATCATATCCTTAGCAACCTCAAGACCAATTTTAATAATAATCACTTCTGTTCCTACTTCTAGTTTTCTTCGTCTTCTCATTTGTATTTATAATTGCTAAATTTATTATTTTTACTCATAACTCGCCACCTTATGGTAGCCATTGGAATACATAATACTTTTGAAGCCTCACCAGCTGATCGATATTCAATATCATTAACTATAATTGAAAT